CACAGACTCGATGCTCCCTCCACGCACAGACTCGATGCTCCCTCCATACACAGACTTGATGACACCTCCATCCACAGACTCGATGGTTGAATCCTTTAAGTACCAACGCCCTTCTTTAATCGTACATAAACTCTGGTCATTAATTAAGAATCTTTTTTCAAAAACTTCTTTCAATGCGTCTCCGCACATTTTCAACGCTATTTCGCTATCGTACCATTCAGGGATGAAATCCTGGTCCACTGATAACTTCCAATTTTTTAAGTCATGGTTAAATACGTTTTTATCAATCGGCGTGTATTCAACTTTAACAAATTTAGGTTCTCTCGAATCGTCCTTGATACCGAATTTCTCAAGTATATCAGAATGGTGGTCAATGTCTATATCCCAGTAAAGTTTTTTGTTTTTATAGCCTACAACGGCACTGAAAAAATTACACATTTTAAGTTATCTCCTTGTTGGGGTTAGTGGCATCAGTTCTGTGGGGGTTAAAGGCCTTGGCTTCGGCTTCGGCTTCGGCTTAGGCTTAGGCTTAGGCTTCGGCTTAGGCTTAGGCTTCGGCTTAGGCTTCGGCTTCGGCTTAGGCTTCGGCTTAGGCTTCGGCTTAGGCTTAGGCTTCGGCTTCGGCTTCGGCTTAGGCTTAGGCTTAGGCTTCGGCTTCGGCTTCGGCTTCCATAATACCAGTGATAAGGATGTAATTTTAAAATCATTTTTGTTCCCTCGGTAAATCATGTTTCCAAGGGAAGAAATCGACAACCGAATCCCAGTTTATATATGCGTCACCTGTTGGTTCTACTTCGTCGAGTTCACCGTTTTTCAACGTGTCTGCAAATCTGGCTGAATAGGCTATCCATGCAGCGTTTTTTAACTGGACAATATTACCGGATACTTTCACCACTTCGCCGGTATGATGATAAGTAATNGTTCTAATAAATAATTTCATGCCCACTAAATCCTGAAGTGAATCAAGTTCTTTGGGCTGAAAGTCTGGGCCTAGTTGTTCTTTTATTTTCTCAAATGTTTCATCTGAGACTTCTATTGTTTTTGACATTTTATTCTCCTTTGTTATTGTGTGGTTGGGGTTCAGATTGTCGGCAAATATCTGTTTAAAGAACAAAAACCCGTTATCGGTAAGCATGTAATTGGTTCCGTGAGAACCGTTTACAAACTCTTTTAACTTCTCCCTGAGTTCATCAACTGGGGGATGTAGTCTTTCATATTCCCTTAAAGCGGGGCCAATTACACAAAGCTCATAACAGTTTTCGGCGTTTTTCCAGTATTCATAATCTTCTTTTTCCATCTTTATTAGTACTTCTGTCCATTCACTCATTAATTACCCCCGGCTTTAATGTGTTTCTCTGACTGCTGTTCACAAATGGGCAATAAGATGTATTTGGTTTCTTCCCAAAATCTCAGTGCGTCTTTGCCATCCATCTGAGCTATTCTGGCATCATCGAAATTATACCAATCTTCAAAAGAATGTTTTTCGCAACCTATCTCCATATGCTCACCGAAAATTAAAACAGGATATTTAAACCCTATGATTTGTATGGGGTTTATTTTTAATGTCCAATCACAGCGTTTGGCTCCGTAAAGGCTGGCTCCGTAAAGGCTGGCTCCGTAAAGGCTGGCTCCGTCAAGGTTGGCTCCGTAAAGGCTGGCTCCGTCAAGGTTGGCTCCGTAAAGGTAGGCTCTGGCAAGGCTGGCTCCGTAAAGGTAGGCTCCGTCAAGGCTGGCTCCGTCAAGGTTGGCTCCGTAAAGGCTGGCTCTGGCAAGGCTGGCTCTGGCAAGGTTGGCTCTGGCAAGGTTGGCTCCGTCAAGTCTGGCTCCGTCAAGGCTGGCTCTGGCAAGGCTGGCTCTGGCAAGGTTGGCTCTGGCAAGGTTGGCTCCGTCAAGTCTGGCTCTGGCAAGGTTGGCTCCGTAAAGGCTGGCTCCGTCAAGGTTGGCTCCGTAAAGGTAGGCTCTGGCAAGGCTAGCATCCCGCAAGTTGGTTTTATTTTTAACAGCAATTTCTTTTAAGGTTTCCCCTTCGCCGATAATATCACCATTCAGTCTTTTTAAATACATACTATCCTCCGTTCTTCTGTCCAGTCTGTCATGGGTTACCTCTGGGGTTTATAACTAAGGTGGATGTGGGTTTTTTCCTTAAGGACCAAGAAGTCTTTGCCTAGTGCTTGTTTCAGCTTTTTTACCACCTTATCAAGCGTCTCAGCGTCAAAATAGCGGGTTCTGAGATCCGCTGCCATCCCCAGGTAGTGCCTTGAGTGCCTTGAGTGCTTGCTATCGACCAGGCTGGTTATTACCAGATCCTTTCCGTTGTCTTTGTATATGGTGTCTGCTACCATAAGGGCTATGAGTAGTTCAGGCTTTAATCCTGTTGCTTTTACACTTGTTTTTAGTTTCATTCTCCGCTCCATTCGTTAACTAATTCTTTGAATCCGTCAAAACTCCTGATCACATGGACAATAGTTTCTTTGGCCCATTTCATCTGTTTCGGGTTCTGCTTGCCTACTTTGGTTTTCAGTTCTACCAGTAGACAGGAGTTTGTCCACACAAGGCACATTGTTTATATACTCTTTCTTGAATATGAGTAAATCAGGCACCCCGGATAATACATTCCTGCCTCTGGTTTTATAGGATGAGGCGGGAATATGAAGGTAGAATATGCCTTTCAGGGCTAAGTACGCCTCACAAATATCCTGAAGCTCATTCTCTTTCCCTGCGCCAATTGCCTTTTCAATTTTGGCCTTATCCTTTGGCTTCTGCAAGCTGGCTCTTTTCTCCCCGGCTGTCTGGTAGACTTTCTTAAGGTTTTTGGTGTTAATTTTTTTCAAAATATGTCCTGTAAAAGCGTTTGTGGGTTTCCAGCTCTGTTTCCAGCTTTCGGATCATGGTGTCCTGTCTCTGTATTGTCTCGTATGTCTCTAAACGGGCTTGCTCCTGGCTCATCTTGGTGCCGATCCATAAACAGAGAAAGGTGTTTACTGCAAAAAGGAATAGTATTAGTTGGTATTTCATAAGGTAAGCCTACGGGCATAAAGCCAAGCTGAAACCACAAGCGTCATTGCCTGCGCTCCGAAATGCCCGTAGGCCGGTTTAAATACAGTTCATTACCTTTAAGGGTACAAAGCCCACATTTACAGGTTGACTCTGACTCTGGCCCCTTTGTTCCTCTGGTGGTGATCTCCTCAGAACAGGTGGGGCAGGTGTGGGTGGTGGTTTGGGGTAAGTATGTCATTTGAGTAGTTTCTTAAAGGGCTTTAAGAGTAATTGAGTTAGAGTTAGCTTTTTTTTCTCTGCTTCCTCTTTCAGTATTTCATGGTTCTCCTTTGTAACCCTGAAGTTTATTAGTGAGTCTTTTTTCATAATTATTCCTTTTTAATATCCTCCCAAACAGGAAGCCTTAGAAGTTTTGAGTGATAACAGAAAAACTAACTTGTCTAAGGGCATTCCCAGGAATCGAGTTCCCAAGATTAGCCTTAATACTGTAACTCTTACTGACTTTATGGGTTTGAAACTTGCGTACTGAAGCCTTGAACCTTGAGCCTTTAGAGTTGGATAGATGGCTATACCAGTTTGCCAACACGCCCCATGTTTTTTAGGGGGGCGTGGAAGGATTTGAACCTCCAATGCCTTACGGCGTCTATTACCATATCTTAACAAGATATTGCTCACCAAAGAGCAGGTTTTGTACTTAAGGCCGTACCGCCTTCTGTTTTTATCAATTTTTATCTCTGTTTGTAGGAATTTCATTTAAATAAGATCGGTTACTGCGTTCTTTACCTCCAATGCACCATCAATTAAGCTGGGTTCCTCGGTGTAAATGTCTTTTTTCAAGTCTCTTTCAGCGGGGTTGTAGTGGAACCGTAAAGCCGCCACCTGTTCCTCACCTTCTGCATTCTTAAAGGCAATGTGTTTCTGTGACCTCCCGCTATTGCCTAATGCGTTCCAGACTGCTTTGTTTAAACCGGCTAAGTCCCTTCTGCGGTGAATCCATTCTGCAATAGACTTTGTTACTGGTTTGCCTGAAATTTCAATAGTGCAGTCTGTCTCAAGGTTGGTTCTTTGAATTGAAACTCTTAGACTTAATATTTCCTTGATGACATCTTCAGCACTTTGAATCCACATTTTAACCTGATCCGCCTGTTCCTCTGGTGTACCATAGGCTGGCTTTTCATGATCGTAGTCTGCGGCATTTATTGTTATTTTCTGAGTGAGATCATCTACCTTTTTTCTCAAGTATTTGATCTTCTTCATTCCTTCTATAATTTTCATATCGTCTCCTGGTTGTTGTCTTTACAAGTATAATTTACTGTCTTTACAATGTCAAGCCTTTATTATTACTTTCTGACTCTCTTATTAAGTGTATATGCCTTTTTTAGCATTTGAAATTCTCTGGGTAATATCATCTTCAAAAGGGTTTCGATCTTGATCCTTTTCCTTTTCTTGATCCTTTTCCTTTTCTTTAGGGGTATCAGTACCCTTTGCTGTACCATTTGCATAGTCTATCCATAGCCTTTGTGACTTGAGTTCTTTGATATAGCTTATTATTGGCTTGCTTTTTGAATCTTTGTCTAATTGGCCATACTGGAAGTTTATATACTTTAAAATCCACCAATCACCATTATCCAGCACTCTTAAACGCTCTTTGCCTAATATTTCCTTAAAGGAATCAAAATCAAAGTCCGAGCCTATGCAGAATTTTGCTAATTTGAAATTTGGTTTCCAAATGCCAATATTTGAGCTTTTATCAAGTATGTACTCAAATGCTAATTTTTGTTCTTGTGTTAAATCCATGTACCAAGGGTCTTCCCATTTGTTTGAATCTGTAAATCTTTTGCCCATTTTGGCCTACAATCTTTAAGGGGTTCGAAGCGAAGATTGTAGTAGACGCAACGACTTAGCTGTGCGGGACAGACCCCAATTATTTTAAGTTATTCTACAATCTTGTTTTTAAAAATAGCCACTCTACCTAAAGGATCAAAGGTTTTTTATTTTTTACCTCATCACACAAAATTGCCCCCATCCCAGGCCCATCTTACAGCTTGAAAGACTGTAATAGTAGCAATAGGCATTAAAACCCCCATTATCCACCCTGCAAAATGGTGCATTGCCGTGAATGGTTACACCCAGTTTAATGCCGCCTATTAAGGCTATGGCTATTAGTAGTTTTTTCATGGTTCCTCCTTTAAGTTAATTCCCCCATGTCCTCATCATCAAATAACCCTGTTTGTTCCCCTTTTTCAAATAGATCGGTTATACACCTCATACAAAGGGGTGCAGTGTCATACTCACACCCAGAACTGTCTACAATTAGTACCCTTGTCTTTTCCTTGCAGATATGGCATTCCTTTTTAGGCCGAATATCTATATGGCCTGTGTGGTGTTCGCCAGCGTCAAAGAGGATCAAAATGGTTTTGCCGGGGAATATGTCTTACTATTTTCCCTTCTCCACTCGTCTTGTTTACCCCACTCCATTTCAATTCCGTGTTTTTCCCCTAGTGATTCTAATACTTTTCTGTATTTTTCCCAAGGCTTGTGCCTAGAATTTTCCCAACTAGGAATTACCCCTTTAGGAATTTTTAATTTTTCCGCGAACTGTTTCTGGCTGAGATTGAGCTTCATTCTAAGCCTAAAAATTGCATTCTTCGTTACATCTCGCCTTGTTCCGTTTTTTATTCGATCAATAGAGTTTCCAATGGGAGTATCCCACCTCAGATTATCAGTGCGGTTGTTTCCTGGATTACTGTCATTGTGGCAAGCCTGCATGCCGGGGGGACACGGACCAACAAATGTTTCGAGAACCAAACGATGGATTAGTTTTGGATAATATTCACCATCCTTCCATAATAATTTGTATTTATGCCCCACTTTTAATTTCCCAAAAACTATTTTTCTTGACTTGTTCCGCTTCCCTTTTCCAGATCCATTACACCAGCTTATCATATTCCCATAATTTGAAATTTCATACCTGGGAAATCCCTCTATTTTTCTCCATTCTTCTTTCATTTTTGCCTCGAATTTTAATGGGCAGTGTAGGAAATTCGAGTAACCTACAGCATTTAATGGACTGGCCAACCCAATTTTATATAATCTCGAATTTGTCATAAATATAGTTAAATTCCTGGCTTGAGGTCAAAATACATCCAATACTCAGGCTCTACCGTTGAAGCCAGATCCCTCATATACGCCAGTTTTTCCTCTTCAGACTTGGTTTCAAAGTCATCTGGGACTTCTACTTTAGTGAACTTCCAGCCTATTAGCTTTTTCACGCCCTTTTTTCCTTAAATATTGTGTTTTCAAATATTTGAATTATTTTATGTTCTTCAGTTTCTACTTTTGCTTCTCTAAATGTAATGCCAGCCATTTCTGATAATCCTGACAGAAGTATATGGCATATTTCATGAAAAGCACACGCTTTGATTTCATTTTTATCAGGAATTACTAAAAATGATTTGTTAAGCCTGACACAGACATATCTTGGTTGGAAAGAAAGGTTATAAGATGCCCTAGCATTTTCCATTTCAGGATCTTCATGGCGAATATCCCATTCCCAAGCTTTTAAACCAAAATATTCAATCCAACACCAACATTCTTTCTTAAATTCCGCAAAGTCTTTTTTTGTTGTTTTATACACTTTTATTCCTCAACCAAATTGAAAGCTTCTCTAACCACCGTTCCTGCCGTTTTGACTTCTTTTCAAGCCGTTTAAGCCTGCCCCTGTCCCTATCCCACTTAGCTTTTTGCACCGGATATAATTCTGTCACGATGCCTCTCTGTGGCCCTGTGGCGTTAATATCAGTACCGTTCATGTGTTCCAGTATTTCCCGTAGTTCGTGGTTTTCCTGCTCTAGTTCTTCATAAGTTGGTATTGGAATCTTCATGCCCAGTCTGCTTCTTCAGTTTTAATACCAAAATGAGAGTCTATTTTCATTAACAGGCCCTTTGCGGTTTTAATTGCCCATTCCATATCATCTTTACTGGCATTATTTAACCTCCAATAAAGGCATTGCGTTTGAAATTCCGTCAACTCTTCCACCAATTCATTAGGCAACGTATCGGGAACTTCAAGTTCATAAAGGTGATCCGCAGCAGCATCAAACCACATAGAGGTATTGTCTTTGTCATAATCAGCGAGTTTCCTTTCTGAATGGCACAAAAACAGCCCTAAACAATATGTTAATCCAGTTCCAAATTCACTCATTATTCCCCCTCCATCAAGGCTAATTGTCCGTCTGCCCGTACCAATGCTGAGTCTATCTTTTCAACTATCTGCTTTACCTTATCAGGGTGCTTTATACCTATATACCGTCTCAGTTTCATATAGTCTGAGTACCTGACTGCCTGTACCACCTCACCTGAAAGGGGTAAAACAGCGTTGAACGTCTCTACCATTGCGGGTTTTTTCATAATTCCACCCCGAAAAAAGCCTTTCTGTCCACACTGTTCTGATGGGGATCACGGGAAAATATTTCACAGTCATCCATTGGGACTATTTTGTGACGGGCCTCATATGCCTCAATATTCAACTCTATGCTCATCTTTAATTCTGGAGCGTTATCTAAGTACCCCCCGGCTAAAACAGTCTTTAAGTGCAAAATTGTGCTTTTAAGTATATGGTTCATGCGTCCTCCCTGAACATTTCTTTAAAACTTCTTTCTATTTCTTCATACAAATTCTCTTCGTCTGACACCATATCAGTGTCAAAATTACTGGTTATATCCATATCAAACAGGCTTACCCGTTTAATGGAGTAACCTATTTCCACCTCATCAGGTTCAAGTGGCGGCCCCATTCCCGCCTTGCCCCCAAGTGAATCCCTGGCCCCCTTGTGGTATTTACGGCCCCTTTCCTCTATTTCTACAAAAAACTCATCGTTTTCAAGTATCATTCTTTCCGTCATTATTCCTCCGTTATCTGTGTAAAGTCTTGCTCATTCGGGCTGGGAATTGAAACATTCAGCATTTCAGCCCCGTACTGCTGACATTTTTCTACAAACTCCATACACTGCTTTGTACTTAATTTACTGGTAGGCATAACCACCGTACCGGCATCCGTGAAAGTTTGCAGGAACTTGTATTTTACCACTTCTTTTGCAAATTCCATTGTAATTTTTTTGCCTAATTTTTTTGACATTCCTTCAGCCAATTGAGGAAAGAGAATAGAATGGAGGTACTTATTTTGCCCTGAACTTCTCTGTTTCTTTTCAGGGGTTAATTCGTACCATCCATCCTTAACCTTTGGGGTGAAAGGTTTAATTATCCTGTTTTCAAAAACTTCTATTCTCATTAGTCATACGCCATGTGGAGGCTTTCAAGAACCTTAAAATTAGAGTCCGTCTGAAGTGCTTTGTTCAAGTCCACCTGTTTTTCAAGCATTTCCAGGGTTTCTTTATCTTGACAGGTTGAGGCCGTTGTCTCCCATTCCTTCTGTAAGTCATCTGGTGACTGGTTGGCGTTTACCGGAGGTACTTTTTCTATTCTGTCCTTATGGGTTTTGAAAAGCTGGCCCCATGTCTCTTTTTTGTTCCCGCCGTTGCCTGAAAGGTTTTCCCATATTGGGCCATAGTCTGATGAAAAGGCTTTTGCATATTCCGTAAACTCTTGTAACTCTTCCATTACAGACAGAACCTTGTTTACGCTTGCTCTTTTAGGGGGTTTCGGGGGCGTACTTGCGGCCAAACCATCGTCATCCGTTGCTGTCATGCCTAAAAAGCTACTCATTGAATAACGCCTCCCGTAAGTCTGGGCCGAACCAAATGACATTGGCTTCATGTCTGCGGGGTGCAAAACCAGGGGTTCACTCTCGATCCACTGTCCAGAGTTGTGAATTACGGTTGTTTTCACATTTTATTATTTGTTTGTCCTCTGGGCCGTATGTGTCCTGAAGAATGGCCAAACCGTTGTTTTTCAGCCCTTCAGCACTACCGCTAATATATGAGTCTAAATTAGCATATTTGCCATAATGGGCGTTTGCTTCGTTTCTGTGCCTTGTTAAACTCCCCTTGAGCCTTGATAAATGCAGGGAATATTTTGTCTGTTTGTTCACTTGTTTTCATTTCGTCTCCATAAATTCTTTAAGGGTTAATAGCTTTTCAGGTATATTCTGTAAAAGCCTGTTGCAGTCTGGGCAGTGTCCATCTACCATCTCACGAACTACTGTGTGGCCCTGACAGAAATTACAGCGGGTTGTACGTCCGTAGGATGGTAATAGCTCAAATATCATTTATTCTCCAGCTTTTCGGTTACGGCAATATCAATTACTTTGCCCTTATTAAGCCGAATTAAAGGATCTTCTTTGTTCAGCCTGTTTTGCAATCGCTCCACCTTTCTGCTGGTGGTGTCATCTATTCTTACCATTTTCATTTCAATTCCTCGTTGTTTAATGTGTATACCTATTAATATAACAAACTTGTATACAGTTTGTCAACAAGAAAATTGAAATAAATTGCAGAAACCCCCAGCCCCCTCGAAAAAGCTGGAAAAAAGGGCCAGGGGCGAGACGAAAAACTCTATTCTGTCTCTTGGGGGGTAAGTTCCGCTAACTTAACCTGTAGCTCACGGGCTATGCGCTCTGTAGCTAAAACCCGTATAAACCAATAGGCTTGAGGGTATTTCTTTTCGAGTTCTATAAAGTCCTCTTGAATGAATTGTAGTTTTTCCATTTCGTCTCCTTAACTTAATGGCCCTACGGTAGAGCCGTTTATTCTTACATATAAACCCGCTGTAGTAGTCCACATATCCCCGTTTGTTGGGCTGCTGGGGGCCGTTCCATGTGGCATATTTACACTTGATCTCGCAGTAGTGGCTGCGACCAATGTGGCCGTACTGAGAAAGTCAACATGGGCCACCATTTCAACCGCTGAGGGCGTAAACCTTGCTATATCCCCTGTTCCCGTTCCACCTATGTGTAAAGTCTCACCTGAAGCGTCTAAAAACAGAAAGTGAGTATCTGTACTTGACTCAGCCCTAAAGTCTCCCACACTAGAACTTGCCTCATTTACAACCACACCCGCTGATGCTGTAACGCTTAACATTCCCGATCTTACTGATACATCCCCATTCAGTGAAGTGGTGCCCGTTACCGCAAGAGTGGTACTTATAGAAGCGTCACCCACTACTGTTAATGTTTCTCCCCCACTGGTAGCACCTATATACACCTGTCCTGTACTGCGGTAGATGTTNGCCCCGCTTTCTGTCCAGAGGGTAGGGAGATCCCCTGCTGCTGATACCTCATCAACAGTCCTTAAAGTCACATCTGCACTGGTTTTTTCAACTACCTTGTACTGTCCTGTCAGATACCAAACCTGGGCTTCCCCTGCTGAGTCAAGTACAACCGGGTTGGCATTATTTGCCCCCGTCCTCGAAACCTGAGTATTTTTCGGGGTGCTGGTGCCAGCCTCATAAAAATAAACCTTCCCCCCGGCGTTTGGCGTGGTGCCATCTGCAAGGAACGATCTGAATGTGGGGTATGGTGCTTGTCCTGCGTTTGCCATGTTTACTCCTGTGCCTGTAAGGCTGAAATTTTAGGTATATTGCTCATTATTCGTGTTAATTCTTTCTCAAAGGCTTTTGAGCCTATTTCATATTTATCAGATGCTAGAGTAAACCGTTTACCCTTAGTTCTCATAAATGACATTAAGCCCGTTAAGCCACCGGCTATTGCTACTCCTGCCGCTGTTCTTACGGGAGCCTCCGAAGCACCATAACCAGCACTAAGCAAAGCACCGCCCTTTAAATAGGGTATTAATTGCATACCATTTGAGGGGCTTTCATTTAGTTGCCCATACCTTGCTGAATGTCTCATTATTTTTGCAAACCCGTTTAATTCTTCCAAGTCACTACCTTTGAAAATAGAGGTTTTGGGTTTCGCCATTCTTTCTATGTAACCGGCTATTTTTGCAGGAGAATTATAACTGCCATCCTGTTTAACAATTGCATTTTCTAAAAACCCATCTCTCAAAGACTTTTTACCCTTGTCATCTAACAAGTTGTAAAAGTTTTTCGCCTTGTCTCCCTTGCCTTTTTTAATGAACTGCTCATATATCTCATCTGGAGTATTTGACTTTAAGGCATTCACAATTTTAGTGTCATGATAAGGTACTACATTTTTTCTATAGTCTTTTCGGGCTTTTTTATATGCCTCCATTACTCCCGCTTTTGGCTGTATTTTCTGCTCTACAACATCATCCCAGTCAGCAGGGTAATCCATGCTTGAGGACTTAACAGGCTTTTTAGACTTAATTGGTAAATCGTCAAGCATCTGCATAAAATCCGACTCATCCATATTTAAATTTGCCGCCATTTCATCAGAAGATGATCCAAACTGTTTTCCTGGTATATGTTCCCTAACTAAAAGGTTTGAGCCTTTGTTTTTCTTATTACCGTTCAGCTTTACATAATTAGCCATTCTTTGAATTACACCCTTATGCTCACCGAATCCGCTCATCGTTTCAGCCAAGTCATCTATTGCCCCGGCCTTTTTATATTCATCGAGTATCCTACCATACTTTTCAGGGCTAACATCCGTCACAATAGCTCCAGCATCTTCTCGGCCCCCTTTTACAAGATCGTCAATATCAAATTCTACACCCTTTTTAATGTCGTTTAGTTGCCGTGCTAGGTTTCTGTCCTGACTGTCCTTTGCTTTTTGGGCAGCGTTACCTAAGTCCTCTCTTGCTTTCCTAAGTTGCTTAAATGTTTTTGCGCCACTTAAATTATCTTTCAGCTTAGTAAATGGGTTTTCTCCACTCCCCAATACATCATCAGCAATATCTAATTCATGCTGTTTAGCTTTTTCAAGTGCATTAGTTGGCTTAATCGTAGCATTCCCGCTTAATTCATCCACCTTATCATAATTAGACTGGGCCTGTACTTTACCTGCTTTCGCCTTTCTTCTTAATGATGCCTGTATCCCCTCTTCCCAGTCATCTTGTATTGTACCTGCTTTTTTCTTAATTGCCCCGGCCACTTCACCGGCAGTTTTTCCTGCTTTTGCCCCAGTTCCCACAATTGGAATACCTTCAAGAAATTTGCTTAACGTCTTTCCTTTTGAGGTAATATCACTTATTTCCAAGTCAATACCGTACTTTTTCATTAAGTCCCATATTTCTTGTGTAGGCGCATCTTTCATTTTCCCCTTAATTGCATTTACTGTCTTAGCACCTAGTTTTGAAACCAACTTGCCAGCACCATAACCAGCACCGCCGAATAACGTACCCATGAGCGCATTTCTTGCCCTTGTTTCACCTTCATCTACATGCTCGATAGCACCATACCCCGCACCCGTTGCAAGTGCAGTACCGGCTAATATGCCTTTTTTAAGCAACGGGCTTGCTACCTTGCCCGCTAACTTAGCTCCCGTAAATCCTGGCACTGGGCCTGTGGCGGCTATTCCACCGAATATTTCACCAGCACCAGCGGCAATATCACCCTCGCTTGCATCCATATAGGCTTGCTTGTCATCTTTATACTTGCTTGTATCGCCGCCTAATAATTGTTTAATACCCATCCACACATCAAGCATACCCTGTCCTGTTCCAGCACCGAAACGAGAAACGCCAGAAAGAGAACCGAACTCTTTTTGTCTTTGCTGAGAAATTTTCTTTTTTCTGCTATCCCTCATTATCTGGGCCATATCTGCCCGATCCATATTGGCTAATAAATCAGGCTTTTTCTGCGCCACCATCTGAATTAAATCAGTATCATCTAAATGGGCATATTCAGGCTTTTCTCTCCCTGACTTTGTTGGCAAATTCGTTCACTCTCATAGTTCACCTTTTTTATAAACCGTCTATTTCACTATTCAACAAATCAACATTTTCCTGCTCAATTTGGCCGGGAGTCTTAATTACCCCTAAAAATTCCGTTCCGCTCCATTCAACACCGCCGGGAACAGTTATGCCTTCCTCATTTAAAACTAAGCCTTTTTCTGGGGGGGCCATTCCCTACGCCGTGAATTGCATCCATATAGATGTTATATATTCGCTTCATATTGTCTAAAAGAATAGGGGGCTTTTTGAGCCACATCAAGCGAACCGAGTAACTGCATTAAATATTCTTGCTGTTGCACCGGCACTTGTCCTAACGCTCCACCTGTTGGGCTGGCCTCTCTCATAGCCTGTAACCTGTCAATGGAAATATTAGACTTAACAGAGGTTGCGTATTTTTCTAAAACATCAGCGTCAGAAGCAGGCAGGTATTGCATTACTGAGCCTATAGGCCCTGCCGCCGTTGTTATAAGCCCTTCCATGTTTTTCTCTAAAATTTGCATTCCCCGGCCCATATCCTGAACAACCGTTTTTGCGGCTAAGTCTGTACCGGCCTTTTTAAGCCCTTTTTTGGTTCTTTCCCGGTTTACTTCTGCCATCCATTTTTCGTTTTGCCTTTCTTCTACACTTCTGGCAATTCCTAATTTAGCCCCTTCAATTCCAAGTTTTTCTTCTGCAATACCTACTTTAGCATCCTTATCCAATCGGGTTCTTTCGCCCGTTCCCTTGTTAATTAAAAACTGATCCTTTCCAATTGTCTCTACAGTAAACCCTTTGGATGGTACGAATTTTTTAGGGGTTTCTAGCCCTTCCACTGAATAAGGTTTCATAAAAGGGTTTGCAGGATCTTTGCTCAATAACCAGGGGTGGCCTGCTTCGTCATACATCACCTGTCCAGCTATATTTGAAGTCTTGCCCCGGCCCATTTCACTATTGAGGCTCATGTAATTTAATTGATCCTCTACACCCTTATTGTATTGATCGGGCCATGTTTCTGCACCCCTAACACCCCTATTAATTGCTTGTGTTTTCATTAAAGGCCATGCTTCAGCCCTGTTTTTAGAGCCTAAAACTGTGCTGGACTGATCGCCCATCCATTTCTGCTCATTGTCCATTTTGGTAATTCTTGCTTTCTCTGCCTGCCTTGCCATTACCACCACTTCATTTGCTTTCTCTGGCATTCCTGCTAACTGGTAGGCTTGTGCTTTGCCTTTGGGGTTGTTAAAGAAACTGGTTTCTATCTCCTGTACCTTTCTCTTTCTTTCTGCCTCTTTCTCTGCATTACTTAAAGTCAAGTCAGCTAGTGACTGCTGTCGCCTGTTCTGCTGGGCGGCCATGTAATTCTGAATAGCCGGTTGAATGTTCATTGTCTGAGACTGTAGTGGTATCTGGGTATTCAATGGCATTTACGCACCTCCAAAAAATGTTCCTAACAGCCCTGCCACATTCCCGGCCCCTTGCTGTCTCGCATTTGCACCACCGACAAGTCCTGCCGCCTGTGCATTCGCTCCACCGTACATGGCATCAGTTATATTAGCACCGTAGGACTGCCCCAGGTTAGCTAAGTTCTGGTTAGCAAGCATATTCATGTTTGCCAGCCCCGCAAGGTTGTTGTAGTTCTGCTGGCCCTGCTGGTTATACATATTGTAATTCTGCTGGTTGGCGGCTTGGTTTGCTCCTTGTGCGAACTGCCTGTCCTGCTGGTTCATGCCCTGCCCTGTCCAGTAGTTGGCGTTATTCATGTTCTGGGCCATTATGTTATTCTGGTTGGCCATATTCTGCCCGAATTGAAAGGCGTTCTGTCCGTATTGGTTGGCCATGTTGCTCTGGTTTGCATCTATGCCCGTTCCGAACTGATAATTTCCTATTGCTGCTTGGTTGGCTAGGTTCTGCTGTTGAGCGTCTAAGCCCATTCCAAATTGATACTGGTTCTGTCCAAACTGGTTTGCAAGGTTGCTCTGCTGTGCGCCTAAGTTAGCCCCGAATTGATATTGGTTCTGTCCAAACTGGTTAGCCCTGTCGGCCTGTCCTGCACCAAAACCCCTGTCACTCTCAAACTGCCCTCTGGCTCGGTTGAATTGGTTCCCGTAGTCCTGTGCCGCTAAACCACTCGCATATTCGGCAATCTCCTTATCAGTGCCCCCNGTGAATCTTCTGCCCTCTGCTGAAGCCCTGCCCTCAATTGCCCTTAATTCCCTCATCCCCTTGCAAACTGATAACCGGGACTCTCTTCATAGTTAAAGTCGAAATTTCCTGCATTTGCCCTCTCGAACTGTGGCCCCTGTCCTGCGTTGTACTGCTGGAATTGTGGCCCTGCATCCCTCCGAAATTGGTTGAAGGTAGGATCGGCACCCCTCTGGAATTGGTTGAAGCCGGGATCGGTTCCCTGCTGGAATTGGTTGAACCCCGGCGCACCCTGTGGCTGTCCACCCCTTACTTGGGCTAGACTCTGCCCCCCTTGTGGGGTTCCGTGCTGTTGCATCCATGCGTTCTTATCTGCTTGGTAGTTTTGATACACATGCTGCCCCGGTTGTGGGCCATAATTCACACCACCACCCATTATCCCCCCGTTTGGGGGTGTAAATGCTGGTTGCCCGTACTGTTGGGCTTGGTATTGCCCTGTCTGAAACTGACTTGGATCTGTCTGGAATTGCCCTGTGTTTGTCATATTCGACAAATTGTTGTAATTCTCTGCACCAGTGAAAGGGGCCAGATCACCTCTTGACTGACTGTACATATCCTGGTTGAAGTTTATCGCATTATTAGCGGCATCTTGCTGTATCCTTGCGGCTTCAATTGCTGCGGCTTCTGAGTTTCTGCCAAGAAGATCACCTAATGGCCCCTCATCGGCTGAACCCATTGCACCACCCGTAAAATGCCCTAAAAGTTCACCTCCGCTTTTACCAGTACCACCAGCAACACCGCCCACAACACCACCCAGCGGCCCACCAATTAGAGTTCCATACCCCACACCTTTTGCTACATCCCACCAATCAGCCATAATTCCTCCTAATCATCTACTAATAACAATTCAAAATCTACATACACAGCTTACTTGTCTGTAGATTTACCCAATGCCGTTTCTTCTAGTGCAGGTTCTTTTGCTTCAGTTTGTTGCTTCTGAAATTGAAGCTGAAGATTCCCAATCAATTTGGCTGTCATTTTATAAGGCCGTTCGCCTAATGAATCAACAACCATATTTGCTTCTTGTTCTGTTAATTTGAAAGTATACTGCATTTGTTCTCCTTTGTTGGTTATGCTACCTTTACCGTTCCCGAATCATTCCATAATGATCCCGCTGTACCTGCTGATACTGGCAGGTTTAAAAATACTTCGTTACTTGTTGCTACTGTAAAATCAGCACTAACAGTAGTGGCTTGTTTCATCGTTATAGCAGCCGCCCCAAATACAGCTATATCGCCCGTTCCCGTTCCACCAATATTCAGCGTTTCTGCACCAGCATCAAGAAAGAGAAAGTGAGTGTCTGCATTTGACTCGGCACGAAAATCACCCGCCACATCCGAATCTTCGTTTACAACCAAACCAACGGGGACGTTTAAATTCCCATCAGCAAATACATAATCTTTATTGACTGCCAGTGCTGTTTGTACTGTTATTTCAATCGTTCCGTTTAGGGTTGCATCCGTAACATCTCTCGCATACCCTGTAATCTCGGCAAATTTCCTATTGGTGCCTGTATCTGTATGCGACCTCCATTGAAATGTTCCGATGACATCATCATCGGCAGGACTAGCACCCCATTTCTCAAATAGGATTGTTGGCCCGAAAGCATCAGCATTAGTATTTCTTACATGGAAATTGGGATTCGAGAACGCTCCGGTTCCTATAAGGTATTGATTGTTATCGTTAACAGTTAAGGACCCCGTAATGGTTGGATTATTAACTATGCCAATAGTTATTGTCTGTCCGCTTGCGCTCGTTTCAATCTCATTAGCCGTACCTGCCAAAGTAAATGTCTGAGAATCAAGGTCAACCGCTCCCGTGCCAGAATCACCAGCAAAATCAAGGTCTGATGTCGTTACCTGCGCATCAACATAAGCCTTTATGCTTTCACTTGTAGCCAAAGTTGTAGCACTCGCAGTGGCAAAAGAATCATCGTCTAATGTCCCCGTAATTGAGACTGTGGAACCAATATTAAGAGTAGCCGGGGCTTTTATTGTCACATCGTCCAAAAACTGAAAAGCATCTGAAACGCCTAGCCAATTAATAACCCCATCACTTGCGCTACTATCAAACGTTAAGGCTACATTCGGAGAGGCACCATCACCAAGAGTTAATGTTGTAATAGTGACTGCACTGGGTAATCCTATAGTAATTGTTTGCCCTGATGCGCTCGTATCAACCTCATTTACTGTACCGGATATTGTAAATGTCTGTGAGTCTAAATCCACTGCACCAGTACCGGAGTCACCAGCAAAATCCAAATCCTCTGCTGTTAAATCAGAAAGTAAAGCAATAACCCCATCAGAATCTGGCACCTGTAATGTTCTGGTATTCCCAGTTGTGACCAATGTGCCCACATCGAGATTTAATATCTTAGTTGTATCTGTTTCATCAAATACAGAGAATTGATTATCAGGAAAATCAGTGATCATTCCAGTAGAACCCGTACCAGATGAAACGGTAGATGACCTTAAATCCAAAGTTGAAATATGTGTTAACGTCCCAAGACCCCCAGTCCATTTTAAAGTCATTCGACAAATTGGGGTCCCTGTTGACGAATCCAAACCGAACTCTCTCGGCATCGTCCTATCATCGTATCCGTCAACATCATTCAATGCGCTGGATTCTGTTACATAACCCCCCCCAGGGAGTTTACACATTATTGGTGCAAATTCTCCGGTCTTATTTCCAACAGCGAAAAAGAATACATTAAAGTATTTATTGTTTAATCCAGACCCGGTTGAGTCTGCGGTTATATCAAATAAATCGCTGAACTCATGGTAAGCATCACCAGACCAATTAACCGCATACAGAATATCAGACCCAGAAGTATCTACGGCTGGCATCGTATGTTTGTGCATTTGGTAGATAATGCCAGAGGTTGATTTAAAATAAGCCGCCGCACCAGCAGAGTCATCAAAATAACTGGTAGCCGCCGCTTGGTCTGTACCATTAGGATCTATTCCTGAGAAATAATTAGCACCACCATGCCTGATTCTTTCTTCAATATGAGTTAAATGCCCTTGGTTATCGGTTCCCTCAATATGGTCGTTCCAGTTCTGATTAATTAAAGCACCGTTTGTTTGAACGGTTGTTGCGCTTTGAACAAAGAAAAATCCGATTTTAATATGCTCCGCAGAAGGCCATGCAGAAGTAGACTTTGTGAGGACTTTTGATGATTGCAAGATATAGATATAATTTGCTTGTGGAGCGGTGTCACTTCCAGCAGTCAAGGCTATTGTTGCCGCCGGGGTACAATCCAAGGTCGTATCCCCATCACTAAATTGCATGATAAGGTCACCGCCACCTGATTGTTCAATGCTCATTGTAATTGTTGCACCATCTGAAGTGACCAAAGCATCAAATGATTCTTTTATGGTGCCATTGTACATATCCCGGAGGGCAAATGTATTATCACCATAGGCCTTTATGCTTTCGCTTGTGGCTAAAGTTGTGGCAGATGCGGTTGTAAATGTGTCATCATCAATGGTTCCAGATATTAAAACTGTTGCCCCGATATTAAACCCACCATTTGGTATTAAGACTTGACCACTGGTGTCTGTATTCAAGGTTAAACTTGATGCGTCTATAAACATTGCCAGATATGCGGCACCTGTATCATCATATGCATTTATCTTTAATCTTGTGGCACTCATGAAAAAATCACCACGATACCTTGTTGAACCTGTTTGTCTGGTTCTTATTCCAGCATCAACAAATACGGCCCCATGAGAATGAATTGTCCCATCTGTTAAGGCTCCTCCAACACCTAAAGACGTGGCAATAGTAACAGCAGAGGGAAGCCCAATAGTCAAAGTCTGCCCGGACATGGATGTTTCTATTTCGCTGGCAGTACCGGCAATAGTAAGAACTTGTGAATCAAGGTCTACCGCACCTGTACCGGAGTCACCGGCAAGGTCTAAGTCTTGAGCGGTTACTTGAGAGTCAACATAGGCTTTAATGCTTTCGCTTGTGGAAATCGTAGTATTTGTCGCTGTTGCAAAAGTGTCATCGTCAATGGTGCCTACTATGGCTATCGTTGAACCAATATCTACTGCGCCTGAAAAATTAGCCGCCGCCGCTGTAATGGTTCCCGTTAAAGTAGGGCTTTCTGACATTACATTAGAAACCGTGCCTGTATTGGCTACGCTCGTTAATAACCCATCCGAATCAGTCTGTACGTCTTTATCAGGATCTAACGTGGTTCCTGGGGCGGTTCCGCTTGAACTCTCCAAACCCTGAAAAAACTCTATCCAAGGCCATGAAGGAAAGCCCTTCTGCTCACGGCTTAGAAATTCATGCTCAATAGGGGCTACTTTGTCAGTCATCCTAACTCCACATGTGCATCTACTATATTGAACTTGGTAGGCTCTGAATAGGTAATTTCAAATACCCTGTTTCGGGCTTGTCCTAACCTGTTTTTCTTAACCCTTGTCCGATACTCCCCTATCTTACCCGCTGACAGTTGGGTTTCATTTGTCCATGTCCTACCGGCATCGTTTGAATGCCTATACATGACTTTAGGATCTGAACCTTGCCCACTCGTTAAACCTTGCCCTGCTTCAATATCCAGTTGAAAACTCTTGTAATAAACCCTGTCAAGTGCATTCCACACCACAGGGCTGATCCTTTTGCGGATAATAGTATCACCGTTATCTGTGTAAGTATTTTTGTTATATGAGTAAATTTTCCCACTCTCATGGTCTCCCAGATAGTTTTTCCCATTAAAAAAGGCGTGGACTCTACTTCTATGCCTCTCTGTTTTACCAAGTGTGGTGTTCTGGTATTCTTTTTCGTTCCACTGGCCTGTTTGTAAATTATAAGCCCATGTCTTGTTATCTGTTGGAAAAGTCAGTTGATAAAAGCTATTTCCATCTTCCTGATAACAATATCCTTCAGCGTCCGTAGTAGCAGTGTAATTGCTTATCGCCGTTTCAAGGGGTTGGGTGGAAATAGGCACAGCGTCAAATCCCGCTGACTTATAAACCTTACCGAAACCTGAAGCATTTGAACCCAACCAGTAAACAGAGTTACCATCTTCTGCAAGTGAATCTGGTGCTTGGTTGCCAATATTTTTTGCCGTACCCTCTAATCTCAGAAACTGGTTATTACTGTTTCCTGTATTACGGAATATTTCTCTGCTCTGTTTTCCAAATACCCATATTCTGCGATTTGAGACTATAAAACTATTAACAAAGTCCTCTTTTCCCTCTTTTGACATTGTTGATAGACTGCTCCAGGTTGTGGGATCGTCTACTGCGCTGTAAAGTATAAGCGTTGAATTAGGCTTATTTGCTAAGTAAAACCCGTCTAATATACCGCAATGAGTAGCTGCGGGAAAGTCTGCGTCACTTATCTGAGTAGCAACATTTGTTGACAGGTTGTATGTCCAGCCATCCGTACCGTCTACAAGCATTAACTGAGTCCCGTTATCTACCATTCTGACAATTGTACTTGTCGGTTCTGTGGCCCCGGTGTTAATTGTAAATCTTGAGGTTTCAGTATTGCTGGTGTCAAACTCTGCTACACCGTTCCCCCTACAGGCAAATAACCTTTCAGTAGATGTCTGGTACATCCCCCTCATTTTGTTAGCCCCTGCTGACATAGTGGCCTCTAAATCAAGTCCGGGGGTAGTGGTTAAACTAGCAGATACTTTAGCGTTTTGATCGCTATAGCCCTCTAACTGCATATTAACGCACCTTTGGGCTGAAACATCCAGCGCAGAAGCCTCGTAACTTTGTCCAATGAACGGGATATTGATCACAGAAATAAACTCCTATATTCACCTGAGTTTCTGCCGTTATCAAAAATGTTCTCTAAACCAGTATTCATTTTGGGCCGATCATTGCTGTTCACCCGCTTGATCCATGCCATGCGCTCTTTTGCCTGTTGCTGTACCAGAGGGAAAGTCTCTGTTAGTTTATACTCCGGGGCGATCCTTACCGCTAAAATAGGCTTAATGGCTGAAATATACCCCGGTGGAAGATCAACAGAAGTTGAAACTGTTGCAATACTTGCAATAGTTGCCCATGTTTCTAAAAACATTGTATATGTAGTATCAGGGACGGGGTATAAATTAGCCACTGTTAAGGGGTATTCTTCACGGAAATACACATATTCGGGGTAACTTGACTGTATTGTTTTTTGCCAAATCTCTGAATATCTGTCATTGGGTAAAATTGTCATTGGATAGTCATTATTACTTGAATCCCTTATCCATGCTTTTGTCACCCTCACTGGCCTTGTTGAGTTATCGCCTCCGGTTCCGAAAGTATAGGTGGCAGTCCCTCCCACTAAAGCCTGAGACAATTGAACCTTGTTTGTCTGCATATATCCCTGTAGACTCCATTCATCAAGCATATCATTCAGGGCTATTAGACCATCAGCAGCATCATCTGCGCTCAATGACTCACCAGCCTCAAGCACTCCTAAAAGTCTTAAAGAGGCTTTAATTATTGCTTCTGCCTTTTCTGCCATTATTTACCCGCTTTTTTAGCTTCTCTATTTTTCTTTCTGGTAATTGCCGCTTTCTGTCCTGGTGTTAATTTTTCCTCAATTCCCGGTATTACATCATCAAGTATTCCGTTCTCTACAGGGTGTTTGGGTTCTTCAAGGGGATCAATATTTGTTGCCTGAACATCAACAGGCTTAACCCTTAACACCTCTTTATCAGTGCCTTTTTCCCGTTCATTTACTTCAGGGTTCCAATGTCTTTCATAACCCTTTAAGCCAGCCTCATATTCTTCTATTTCATTGTGAACCAATATTCTGTCCTCTCTGCCTTTGGCTAATCGTCTTGGATATTGTCTCATATCGTCTCCTTTGTGTAGTTAATCATTTTGTAGTTAAAAACTGCTGACAGTCTGCTTGCGCCAAATACCATTACATTCTCGCCCCACTCGCCCAATTCTTCATAGTCATCAAACAATACTCTGGTATCATGTTTCAGATAGTCCTTTAGAATATTCCTGTTTGAATCTTTTCTTGGCGGCCCATCACATACCACCAGGGAACATTTAGGGATCTCATCCACCCCATACCACATTTCCTCAATAGGGGCATAAATTATCTCAATATTCTTAATTCCGTATCTTTCGGCTTCTTTTTGCAAATGTGTGGCCCATATCGGGTTATGCTCTAAACAATAAACCGTATTGTCTGTCACTGTGGCCATTGCAAGGGTGGTCATGCCCGATCCACACTCCAATATATTACCCTTTGCCTCTCTGGCTTCTTTAATGCACATGTATAAAAATTCTGGACTAGCTTGAAAGGTTGGGTTACCCCACTGCTCGGTAATGTCAATAATAGTCTGAACATTCTCTTTTTTTTCTTTGATCACCTCAAGCATAGGCTTAATTCCAAGACCTAACTTGTTCTTTAAATACTGTCCATATGTCCCAGAGTAGCATTTAGTCCCATAATGCTCTAATCTATACCGGGGATCAATGTGAACCCTGCCCCCCAGCTTACGCCACTTCAAACAAAATGTGTAATCGCCACCCCATCGGGTAGTGCCTGAATGCGTCCTTTCAAATATAAGAGGGATCATTCTCCTTCCCTCAATATCGTCTTTAGAGGGGAAGTGCCCTGAAACGCTATCAAGCTCCTCTAATACTTCTCTTTTAATTTTTAAAAAACCTGTAGGAACCCCCTCAACTTCGATCAGCCCGTCCTTATCGCTCCAAATATCACCGGGAATATGCCTTACAGGGTATCCGGTTGTCTCATGCTTTAATGGGTAAATTCCCGCCACTACAGCCCTTTCATGTAAAATAAGACTCTTTAAGTCTGCTGGCTCCCATCTTACATCAGGATCAACAAAAACCAACTGTTTACAGTCGCTTTCTAAAAAATCCCTGACACACCTGTTTCTACCATCATCTACATGACAATTTTCTGAGAATATCTCAAGTTCAATAGGTATCCCATCACGGGTCAATTCAATACATGACTGTGCAAGCGCAAAAGCCCACTCAGGGCTAATGTTCCCGCAAGGGGTAGTGATAAAGGTAGCCCCTTTCACAGAGCTACCCTTATGTAACACTTTCGGCATTAACCGATTAGTCCCAAGTTCTGCAATGCAGTTCTGATAGCGTCTATATCAGTTTGCAATGCTGTGGTTGTGGCGGTGGTAGTGGTTGTAGCCGCTACTGTTGCCTGGACAATCGGAGTAGAACCGTGAAATGCAATGAGATCAGTGGTGGTCGTGCCTAAACGAGTCCCGTCTGAACCCTCATCTGATAGTTCTTTTACTCCTGCTGCGTTTGTTGCCATAATATGGCCTCCATTAAGTTAAAGGTTAGAAGCCGTAAAGTCGGCAAGCATAATCAGGGATTACAGTTGTAACGCCGTGAACAATGTCAAATCTTAAATAAGAGTCATCATTCATACCGTCATAGAACTCAAGCATTCTCATTGAAACGCCATCTTCCACTACCCTCTGGCCCCAAGTTGCACCTCTGGGTATTTCCAGATCGGCGAAACCAGCGCAGAAAGCGTCAGGATGATAAGCGAGACTCTGTGGATATGCAGTACTAGCAGTACCCATGAATACCAAGTCATCATTTACGGCGGGCTGTGAGTCAACATTCTGTAAGGGGCCTTCATAATAAATGCCTTCTTCCAGAGTGAGAGTTACAGATCCACCGGCTGATGCCGTTTTAACCACATGCTGTTTTAAAACGCCGGTTGACTGCTTCGTGAGCTTATTCACCTCGAAAACCGAATCGATTGTGAAAGTATCACCAGCGGCAATTGTCCCGGTTCCAGTATCTACCACTAAGCTAGTTGCGCCATTTGCAGGGGCAGTAGCCACATCGTAGTTTGCATCATAACCGCCCGTAGTATGTGTGGGGAGGTTCTGAGTCATACCGAAATTGAAGCCAATTGAAGGCATTCCAACAATACCATCTTTGTATTGCTGGCTGACGTTTGGTGCGGCGTTAAACAGCCCTGACATATCATTGGTTACATCCATCATCCCTTGAGGGGGAAGTAGAATAGTCCGCTGTCCGTCACGGGGTGCCATGCTGTTGTCCAGCTTAACACCGGCTCTCAGAACGTCTGCCCTGTCCAGGTTTGTAACTGGGAGGGTAACTGCCTGATTTACCTGTTTATACACTGTAGACAGCATTGAACTGTCAACCTTTGCCGCAAGGGTAGCCATTGCTGGTTTTACCTTGTTCTGGTTGAACCTGTCAACATTGTCCTGAGTGAGTTCAGCACTTGAGTATTTAATATCAATACCCGTAATAGTAGCCACAGTCAATGTTTTGTTTGTCTGGGTTACATCCTGGGTGCTGATCGCTTTTGTGCTTCTCGTACTGAAAAGCTGTGGTTTCTGAATCCTAATTGCGTCACCGGCTTTTGCGCCCATAACTTGGTAGGATGAATCATACTCCCGTTTTATTGAGTTGCAGAACTTGGTATTATTCCGAAAGACTCTTACACCTTCTTTCATAACCAAGTCATTCACTAGGTTAGTATTAGCCATAGTATCTCCTATGCCATTTAAGGTTTGAGCGAATAGGAGCAGCCGTTAGGCTGGGTATAAGGCTATTTAGCCCTATAAAGTCGCATTATGTTCCAAAGTTCACCCGTCTATTGTACTCTGCTTGAGTCTCATTAGTCGGGTTCGCTTGTACTTGTGCGCTATCTGTTCCAGAACGTACCGGATCAGGTGCGGAGCTAACTTTTTTAACTGGTTTAGCTTCCAGTTTTGCTTGTAGCTTTCCTAAAAGAAAAGCCCTTTCTGCTTGCGGTGAACTTGCTATATCTAACAGTTCCTCCGGGTGGGTTCCTAGATGTTTAACCATTCTAGGCCCAATTTCTTTTGCTTTTAAAATCAAATCTTGTAATTCTGGTGCGCCGTATGCGTTTACATGCCTGTCAATCTCTACCTCATAATCACGGAACTTGGGATCGTCTTTTGCATATTGCTCACGGCTCTTTAAATATTCGGCCTGGTTGGCTTGTCTCGCTTGTTCTGCTTGTTTCTGGTGCTGTTCCTGCTGGACTTTCTGGGTTACCCTGGCTTCTATTTCCTGCTCTTTCTGGGCGGCCCATCTGTCTTTATCCTCTTGGAATTTGGTGAAATCAGCGTAGTCATCCTCTTTGGGTTCGACTTTCAATTTCGTTTGCGCCTCCAATTCTTCTCGGGCTTTCTTTTCTGCTTCAAACTGCCTCTCTGCCTCTCTCCGCTTCCAAGTTTCCTCTTTAAGCCTGTCGCTTAGTCTTTTCTTTGCTTTTTCCTTTTCCTGCTGTTTTTCCTCTGATTTTTCCTCTGGCTTTTCAATTACAGGGGTGTCAGGTTCGTTTGCTATTTCCTCTAAGGGTGTTTCTTCTGTCATTTCGTCTCCTAATTAAAATGAGCCTCAACAATTGCCATTATTAAGCCTATTTCCTCTTCTCCGTCCAGCTTTTCTTGTAAATGCGTTTTCATACGTTTCTTGACTTTCCGTTACTCCCTGTACATATTGTACTTCTTTTATATCAGGGGTTTTCAACTACTTCACTTAATATAGAATTATCCGGTACTTCAGGGGTAACTATTTCTCCCTGCTGTATCTTTCCAAACTTTGTTCTATTCTCCCATTCTTCTGTCGTTCCCCCAAGTTCATCTTGAACTGGGTTTGATGGCCCAAACCATTGCGGCCCAAACCATGATGCACCAAAAAAGGAATGCCCAAACATTAAGTACCATCCAGGGTTACATCCTCACGGTTGCCGTATTTATCAGAAACGCCGGTTATCCTTGCTTTTGTGTCTGCTAAGTTTCTGTAAATGGGCCTGCCATCTTTTAAACCTGTTGCCTTGCCTACAAGGGCAGAAGCAAATATCCTCATTAATTCCTGTGCCTCTAAACTGTTATCAAGTATCTCTTTCCACACAAATTGGGCAATTTTACTGGCATCCTGATCGCTTATTATCGAACTATCACCGGAATTATACCCGGCCCGTACTACATCGGCAATAGTGCCGAAAGAGCCGTAACCCCTTGTAACTAGTGTCGCTATACTCAAGTTGCCCTTGTGGTTGAGGTGGGACTCGTTGCATCATCCAGTGTGAAGGTTGCCGCTGTGGTTGAACCATCCAGCTTTTTAACGGTTCTGGTAGTATCCGCAATTGCAAACTCATGTAAACTCTGTTGAATAAGGAATAATGCCTGTGCCAGTGTCGGGGCTGTTCCGTCTGCTGCATAAGCCTCTGTCATCTGGGTTGTGAGAATACCAGCAACAGTAATTGCATCTGCATTCGTGGTGACAGTATCACATAATTGAATATCAGTTGCGCTTAAGTCATTTGCAGTCGTTTTATTCTCTACGTTCCCCCAATCAATTCCAGCGGTCCCGCCTATGGTGACATCTAATGTCCTTCCTGCGGTTGTAGGCTTTAAGGGGGCGTAATTGCCTTGAGTAGTGGCTAAAGTGGCCCCATCTGAACCAGTAAGAGTGTCTAAGTCATTCTGAGCGGTAGTGAGTGCGCTTGCAAGGGCTAGATCGTCTATCTGGTTTGCACTGGTTTGAATATTTACTATCACATCTGCCCATTCTGCTCCCGCAGCATCACTACAGACTAAAGTCGCATTATCCCCGTTCATTTCACTGGCTGAAAGGGTAATTTTTACCATTTTACTAGCCGCTGGAGTTACCGCCGGGAGTGTTCCCAGGTTTCCCAATGCCCCGCCATCTGTAGCAACTTTAAAGTCACCCGCCGCTATGGTTGGGCTTGACTTAAACAGCTTAGTGTCAGCTTGATCGGGAAGGCCGATATAAAATATATATTCAGCGTTTTTCTTTGGTGTTACATAACTAGCCATTTATGAGCCTCTTTGTAAGTGTGAATAATTAAGGTTTCTTGCTTGGTATGTGGCGGCCACCCCACCAGATGCCGCAGGGGGCATGAACGGCCCCACTGTCCAGGGGCTTGCATATGTCACCCCGGCCATGTCTGTTGTGGCGGTGTTTGGTGCCACTCCTGTTGATGTAAAGCCAGAAGCAGTATGACAATATTCTGCATTTGTATCATTCACTGCTTATTAATTCCGTTGCCTCTGTCCTTGAATTATTCGGGTTATTTCCCCGGTGCAGAGGTATCAGTTGCAGAGTTATTATCCCCTGTGGCTGACGTCCATTGTTTCAAAGTCTGTGGTATTTCCGTAACTCCAGCAATTTCTAAAGTCAGGGGCGGCGACAGTGTCATTGCATTTAAATCCAGCAGATCCGCAACTCCTTGCCCCGCAGTTCTCAACTAACCACTGGTTAGCGGCATCGGTGTAATATCCGTAATCACAGTCCCATGCGTACGTTGTTGTAAGTTGTATGCTGAGAGGCTTTACAGGTTATGTAGCACCCCGGCACCTGTTAGACTTCCACCATCATACCACATATCCCTTGCGGCTATTAAACAGCCTGAGTTAGTCCCAATTAACAGCCCTCGGGTACTGTTTGAACCGTTTGTGCTTCTTGTCTTTCTGAAGCCTGACTCAATGTGGTTGCCGCCTCCGGTTACATTCCATGCAATACCGTGAGAATTATGGTTCACCGTCATAACCGGGGCCGCTGTGACATCACCGCCATGCGCTATATTTGAACCAAATGTTAACACGAACCCGCCAGAAGCATTTGAAAAGTTTGCCAGGGCAGTATCCGTGAAATTACCATTGGCATTGAAAGTTAAATTCCCTACCATAGTCCCTGCGTCTGCCGCCGCCGCCGCTGCATTGGCGTAGTCGTCCCCTACGTCAGGCCCGACTAAATATGTACCACTGGTCATGGCTTTGACATCACGGTATTTATTCCCCTCTGTCCATTCCTGCTCAAGTGCGGCTTTAGTTATTTTCTGAAAATCAACCGTCTTTGCGTCCAGCATTCCCATTGTATCGGGACTGCGCCATTTGCTTTTTAAGTCTGCATTCTTAAGGGCTGTTGATAACTCATCCTCAAGAAAAAATAACTGTCTATCCCTTATTATCTGCCCCGGTATCACACCCTCAATAGGCTCCATAATTGCTTTCAGCCAGGGTAATAATGCCCTGTCCACCTCCATATGGGTAAAGGCTTCAGACTGTAACTTTTTAGGGTTTAGAATAAACTCCCCCGTTGTGGCCTCATCATGCCAGAAACAAGGCATCAAGTGTTTTAGGCCCCCGTTCTTTTGGAGAGGGTTGTACTGGTCGTTTCTCTTTAAACAGAGTATTAAACGGTTCATTTCTTGCGGGTTGCCTCAAATAAAAGGTTCCAGATCCAGCCTATCTTATTCACTATCTCATCATCGCTCTTGGTGGGAGTCAGACGGGTAATAAGTGAAACTGCTGTGTATATTGCCGTGCCTATTGCTATGTATTCTGTCATAGTGCCTCACTTGCTTTTTCTTCTCGTTGCCGGTTTCCGTGATGGAGCTTTTTTAGCTATTTTCTGCATAGCCTTTGCCTCGGAAAGGGTTCTAGCATAACCTTCTTCTTCCCATTTCTTATTTTGTGTGCTCATTGATACGTTTGCCATATCGCCTCCTTATTTGCTTTTAAATATCTCTCCTGAAATTATCCTTACCTCTGAACCAAGTTCATTTACTCTTGTATGGGTGCGCTCTCCTGTTCGTTTTACATCCATTAAGGTGTCATTTCTGCGATCACCCTTCTCTGACATTGAGACTAGAATTTCCTTCATATCACCCACTAAACCCTTTAAATTTGTTTTATACTCCATATCCTTTATATCAGCTTCAGTCAATTGTGGGCTTTTGGGTGTTAGAGACTTAATTAATTCAAATAGCTTGCTTATCACAAATACACATACAGCACCCAAAACGCCTATCTCTGAAGGGGTTAATTCACTCATTCACCTTCCTTTGTTTCCACGTTGTACGTTTTCCCTTCAGGTGTGGTGATGACTGACTTTTTCACTTTTGAACCCTCAACCGATACGTTCACCACTGGGGGTTTTGTATTCAGTTTTTGGTCTCTGGTTTTCGGCTTTTCTTCTGGCTTATTCTCTATGGTAGCCTTTTGCAGTTCAATTTTCTGCTGTTCGATCTTAATATCCTCTAACTGGGCCTCTCTGTCACGCTGGTGTTGAGACTGTATCTTTATTCATTTCAACTTGTAATTTATCTGAATTAACCTTTTCGGTGGACTCTGTCTCAAGATCCACTTTAAGCAGGCTCTGCTCTAATTCCTTTGCCTTGAGGTTCAATTCCCCCTCTATCTGCATTTTCTTCAACTGCAAGTCCTGCGCCTTTAGCTGTAATTCCTGCATTTTGTTCTGTTGGTTCTGGACTTCTGCTGCGCTCTTATCGGCCTGAGACTTCTCAAGTGCCTGTTGCATCTGCATCATTTGCTGTTGGGCTTGCTGTAACTGTTGCTGACACTGTTGCAACTGCTGTTGCAATACAACCATTTCGTTATTTTCGCCCTCTTCTGCCTTAACCTGTGTAGTAATACCGGGGATCTGCTGTTCAATAGCAAATTCTAGTCTGTCAGCTAACGGGTCTTTGCCTTTCCAATCCTGTGTTCTTACCACTAAATCACTAGCTACATTCTGAACAAGGGGAACATGACTAATTAATTCCATCATTCCCGCCGCCTGTTCTTCCCTGGCAGTATTTGTACTCGGGCCAGTGGCTACAGTTACGTTAAATTCACCTGTGCCTAAACCGGGATCATCCTCATTCTGTAGAATCTGTAATACATCTTCCTCATCATCTTCACCCATTATTGTAAGTGCTCGGGGCGTGTCGTATACAATCGGTAAGGCTGAGTTAATCACTCTGCCCTCATGGGTGACACCATAAATACTGTTTTGAGTGTAGTGGTAATTGGCGTTTTCCCCTTGTGCCTGTCTGGCTCTAATTGCTACACCTGACGTTTCATTACTCCGCTGACCAATTGAGGCATCGTAAATGCCCGTTATAGCCTTGCAGTCCTCAATTATCTCATGTCTCTGGTTTACCAGCCCTTGAGGTACACCGGCAAACTGTGTTCTTTGTGGGGGTGGGACTAAGTTTCCTTCAAAAGTGGTTGGTTTGTAAAGTAGGGTGGAATCATTACTGCGGTTGGCATTTGCCCACATCTTCTCATAACCCTCATCCTGGCCCTCTGCCATTACCCACGGACTGCGGGGGCTGAGTGCTATTAATTCTGCCTCTTGGCTTGCTACATAGTTGTAAAGAGTAAGCGGATCACGAATATCCCTTAACAGTCCTTTTAATATCAGCCTGCCGTCAACCGTTGTTTCCCTGCCTATATTCGTTATAATTGGAATGAACTTAAAGGGAAGCCTCTCCCTATCCAGTATCTCCTCACTGGTTATCTTATACCACCACCATTCAGCGTCCTCAACCTCTCGTTTCTTGATAATCTTTTCATGTGGGTGAAGCTCTCTTTCAAGCATGTCCTTATAAACTGTTACCGTCTCACCTTCCGATCCGTCCTCACCATACCCCTCAATGACTAAAAGTGTTCTTTTCTTAGGCTTCAAACAGTAGTATTCAGCCCATGTCACACGATCAACGGTACTCCATTTGTGGTTGGAATAACCCTCCCATGAGGAGCTTTTAGCGTCTGGGTATTCTTCTTTAAATTCTTTTCTGCGCTGTGTATGAACTATAAATCCGAATTTACAGTCAGAATAGTCTGGTTTCTTTCGGTTAATGTCCATATAAACCGTAAAATGGATCGGGAATAGGCTCTACAATTATCTTTTTTATCTACACTCTCGGGGTTCTCCCACTCTGTTTTGACAATGTAGTGGCCCCGGCCCATATCAACGGCATCATCAAAAGCCTGGTTTCTGGCCATGACTGACTTGCTGTCATACTGAATGTGCCTGATTACGCCCTGTCGCCTTTCGGCTACCTTTTCGTTGTCGCCTTCTGTCGTAGGGGAAATTTTAATACTTGGGGCTATCTGCCTATTTTGGTTTTTCAGATGGTCTGTAAATTGGTTGCTGCGCTGGACTGTTAAACAGAACCGGCCTCCGTCCTCTCTTGACTTTCTGTCATTCGGATCCCATTGATCGCCAAGTCCAAACAGCTTATCAAGGCGCATCTTTTCCCGCTGCTCACCCTCAAAGTCCTCTACCTCTTTAAACCGTTCTAAGGCCAGTGTTAATAGTTCTTGATCTTTTTTACTAGCCATGCGCACTCCTGCGGGTAAAATGTGGGTGCGCCACTAAGGCGGGGAGCAGTTTTCAGGCATACTCAAGCCCTAATATAAAATTCTTATTGCAATGTTGGTATTAAAAAATGCCTCATCAAAATTATAGTCAATGTGAGCCTGTTCATATACCTCACAATCGCAGAGACTACAGCGGTATTCTCCTACATCATGGCCTAAAGCAGAATATCTGTTATGCCATATAGCCTCACTGCCACAGTATTTGCAAATAGGTGTCATTGGTTCTCTCATAATGCTTACTTTCTATAACTAATATATTTCCATAACTGCTTAATACAAGCTAAAAGTGTCAATCAGTCCCGGCTGGGTAATTTCTCTCTGTTTCTGTTGGATGCTTAAAATATCTCATATAATTCCCTTATCCAAATGCACTACTTGGTATGTGTACAATGCGCTCTTTCTTCTTGGTTTGATCTCTCACTAGGGAGGGAAATAGCTCTGTAATAGCCCATACAAGCGCATCACCCCTGTTTCGGGGAATCCTCGCCCACATAGCCCACTGTTGAAAAGCCCTGTAATTCATCCTCTAACTTGCCAAAATGGCCCACATGGCGCACCTTGCCCTGCTCATACAATGCGCTTATGGGTTCTGCCCTCACTGACTTGCCCCTACTAGCGGTTACGAACTTAAAAGGGACGTTAGGCTTTGCTGTCTGGATGGTAAAGCGTACCATCTCACCGCCATAGTTCTTTTCACCCACTATTATATCTGCTAAATGCCTATCAAATGCGCTTGTAGCTACTGTTCCCCATGTCTTAGGGCCAGCTTTGACTGTGCAGTCCTCTAAAACATAAGAATTACCATCAGTGCCCATTCCAGCTATAATTATGCCTAGTTTCATCATTATGGGCGTTGTCCTCATCACCACTCCCAGAGGGATCAACAGCTACCACTACCCTCACAAAATCAGGTAATTGGCCATCAATAACCCTGTATTGATCAATTATGACATCTGAGAACAAGGCGTTTGGGTTGGCATCAGCAAATTCACCCTCAAAGAACCTCTTTTTCATTCTGGGTGACATCTGGGCCAATNNGTCAACATATGACTGGTTCAGGTTCTCCAAGTTGTCACCAGGGTTCATTTGTAAGCTACAGTAATTATCCATTAAGGCTACATTCTTCTTGGTATCGGGATCTAATTTCCTTATAAATAATAGGTAACTCCAATGAATCATGCTTGAGGGGTTGCAGTCGTAATACATTCTGGGCTTCATTATCCTGCTTTCGCCGTCTATTTTCTGCTCTACAAGCTGTGCAAGGCGGGTTGTGACCGTCTCCCTGGCTGAGTTGCTTATCTGGCTGCACTCATTCAGGTAAATAGTCACATACTCATTTCCCAGTATCTTTTCTGTTCGTTCCTTATCATCCAGCCCCCCGAACCATATCTCAGAACCATTGCTGAAACTGGCAAAGAAGTCTGTTTTGTTCATATTGTAGGGAATATCAGGGAATGCCAGTGTCATTATCTTTGGGAAGGTGTCAAGAACTACAGAGCTTTTAATGTGGTTGAATCTGTATCTTAATACAGCGTGTCTGCTCTTTGGGGCTTTTAAAGCTCTAATAATGGTGCAATAGATGAGAAATGCTGTTTTGCCACTCCTGGACCCACCAAATAGCATAATGTGTTCAGCCTCACCAGTTGCTAGCTCATGAGCTTCTTTCTGCTTGGCAGTGAGTTTAAAGTTTGTCATCACCCTTATTGAGTGTTACGGTCATTTCGCTTTTAACGTCTGCTTCTATCTCTGTTGGTTGTTTTCTTTCAACATAAGGGAGTAGGACTTCAGCTATTTTTCTTTTAATGCTTGGTTCTGTGTTTTCTGCCCACATTTCCTCAAGCAGGACTTCAACCGGGCCTTGTTTGCCGCTTGCTCTTATTTGTTCTAATANCTTAGCCCTTCTACTTGACTTTCCTTTAATGGAGCCACCGTATTTTTTTCCACCTTTTGGCCTACCTGCTGGCATAACTAAAAATTACTGTTAAGTATTTAGTTTTTTGAGTTAGTACCCACTAGGTTTGGGGCGTTTTACTCGTTTAGTTGGTTTCTTTTTCATATTCCCATTTGATCCCATTCCTCAACCAGTGCCTCTCTTTCTTCCTGGGAGGCTGAGTAGTATTTGTCTTTGACAATTTGTTTCATTTTGGTAAAGTGATCGGTTAGTCTCAGTCCTTTATCATTGCATATCTGTATAGCGACTAAATCGAGTCTGTGTTGTAAACCACTCATTGAGTACCTGTACATAGAGTATAAAGAATTATTGCTGTTATAGCAAGTATTAAAACTATTTCATGGGGTTGGGGCGTGTTCATTGGTGTTGTTTGTTAATGGGTGTCATGGCCCCTCAAGGTGAATCCTAGCTTTTTAATGGCCCATAAGGGAATGGTTTCAAGTTTAATCCAGTTTAGTACTGTTCTGTAGCTTACTCCGCAGGTTTCAGCTATTTCATAGCGGGTGTGGTGTTTAAGTAGAGGGTTCAATTAAACTCCTGATATGGTTATACATTCCCCTTTGGGCGGTTCCAATTTCCCCCATGCCGTGAAAGTCAATTAATACCTTTAATTCTGCTCTTAAAGAAATCAGAGGCTCGGAAGAGTCCGACTCTTTTAATACCCTCTTACTTTGCCCTTGCAATGGCGGGGTAAGCCTCTTTGAGCGTGATTCTATTGTTTTTCTAGCGTCTCTCTGGAAGGCGTGAGCCTCCCAAAATTCACCGTCACTCATATTTCTATTCCTCTGAGTGAAACTACCTTTGCAAGCTGTCCATCATTCCAAACCCCGTTAGGCTCTACACCCATTCTTGAGTATAATTCAGATAATTTTGTTGAGTTAAGCTGTGTTTTGATGATGTGGAGGTTCTTATTAAAAGTCTCTGTTAATTTTGTGAAGTCTGTCATTTCGTCTCCTTGGTTTGTTGTGTTGTTCATATACTTATATAATACGAAATATATTTCACATTGTCAAGGGGTTTATGAAAATTAATTCACTTTTTTATGGTGCNTTCCTCAACCATCTAAGCTGATCCATCCTCTCTGAGAGGATAGCTGAGCGTAGTTCCTTTATTTTGGCTTTTAGCTGTTCAATTTCCAGTTTTTGGGCTTTAAGGGTTTCAATGGTCTTTAAGTCACCGGCAGCTTGGAACCGCTCGGAGTATGCCCCTGGCCATGCCAGAGGCTTTAAATTCTGTTACTTTAAGATCCATCTTACCTCTGTCCACTCCCCGGTTATATCTGTAGTCCACACATACTTTAAAGTAGTTATTCAGGGGGGTAGGGCAAGCTATTTCCCCAGTACCTGGACTGATATTTTTTAAACTGACTCAGCACTGAGTCTAAAACTCTGGGTTCTGTAGCATCCCCATATCGGCACATAATCCTGACGAGGTTTCTTTCAAGCTGTTTTCATTTGTCTACCTCACTTAAAGCTTTAATTAGTGCTTTCCAGCATGTTTCTGGCTTAGCGGTGTGTAAATCCCACCCACTTATAGGTTTTCCACGCTCATTATACCGTATATAATCGTAATAAATGTCTGAAACATCGTGGTATTCGTCTATGAGCGTACTTTTCATCTTNTCCCAAATCTCATCCCACCATTTGCGTCCTTCATTGGGTTCCCATTGTGAAATGTGCAGTTCTTCTTTTGTTTTATCAGTATAAAACCCTTTCCAATATGGGCCATCAGGTTGTTGATACTCATTTGCGTATCTCCACCCCATCAGCTTTTCAGCTACCAGTTTTTTTTCTTCTTCAAGTGTCATTTGTCTACCTCTTTGCTGTTGTCAAAAAGTTTGAGTGCTTTTTTAAGGCAATTCTTGCAAATATCTGCTGTGCTACTTTCATAATCTGGTTCCTCTCCGATTGTAACAACGATAGAAAATGATTTTCCGCATTCATCGCAGTCTGGAACAGCCGTCCAAGATTTATTACCTATTATTTTATCAACATCATTGGGGTTAGGGTTGTCGCCCAATGCTTTTAACATTTCTCTAATATCAAAGTTACTGCTTGGATATTGATTAATCCAATTTTTTAAAACAGTTTTTGCCCTTGTTTTTCGAGTTACTTTTTCCATCACCCCTCCCCCTCTTTGCTGTTGCGGGTGTTCCATGCTTTAATGACTTTTTTTGTATTAGTGTTTGATGATTTTAGCCAAGTGCTGGGCATTATCAAACACTTTTTATTTCGGCACGAAATATTTGCCTTTTCAAAAACGATGCTTGTTTCTGGTGCTTCTCCACAAAATGGACATGGTAATAATTCCATCACCCCTCCCCCTTTACTTGCAACACAGCCCTTAAAACTTCTGGTAAGTTTCCTAAAAGAGTGTCAATAAATTCATATACTGTGAGAAACTTGAAAATTACAGCGTGTTTTTCTTTGTCTGTCAGTTTTTCCCATAAAATATTAAAGTGTCTGTGGTTGATGTCTGGGTTGAATAAGTGGTGGACGTTACCAGAAATATCATTGTAAGACTTGCTTACATCCCGGCCCATCATCTCAGCCAACTGTCTGCGCTCTTGTTCTGTCATGTGTCCTCACTGGGTTTTAGTATTTTCATTAAACCGTTACACATATCACATTGCCACGGCCCGGTACTGGTTCCGCTCCACGGCCTATCTGCCGGGTGTCCCGGCGGGTGTGATACCGTTCCCTGTCCATTACATTTCGGGCATAGTTGCCATTCCATCACCCACCTTCCTTTGCTGGGGTTAAAAGTTCGTCAATTAATTCTTGCTTTTTGAATACTTTAATTACAGCGGAGGCGTTTACTTCTTTAACCGCTTTCAATGTTCCCAGAAGCTCTTTTATACGGGCTTGCTGGGTGTCATAAACGTCTTTTATTTCGGCTAAGTAACAATTGCAAGCGTAATTATCCGCACTGCACGTTTCACATTCCCATTCTGTACCTTCCATCGCCTATTCTCCATTGGTTGGGGTTATCCGCTTCCGATTCCGTCTCCGCTTCCGATTCCGTCTCCGATTCCGTTTCCGTATCCGCTTCCGCTTCCGTCATGTGTCACGCTTTCCATACATCGACCCCATCCAGGCTTTCTTTCGCTTTGTCGGTAAGGCTTAGAATTTCAATGGCCTCTGTCAATGTGACAGTGTCCACGATTTCAGGAAATTTGCATTTACTTTTATCGGGCGTTCCGCTTTGAGCGCACTCGCTTAAAGACGCTCCGAACCATCTCCACATTCTACGGGCCTTTTTAAGAACAGCCGTTTTGCCCTCAAGGCTTTTCAGGTATCCGTAAAAAACACCGGCAGAATATGTTCGCACAATTACTGCCTCCATACCATCCAGCTTTTCAGCCTTTTCGGGAATACTGTCTTTTCTGACGTATTCAATTTCATTTATTTTTAATGTATTTGGTTCCATAATCATTCTCCTTTGTTATTGTGTGGTTAGTGATGACAAGGCAGGGGACGCTGGTAGTTGCAACCGACAACACGCATAAAGCGAATCGTTACCAGCCGGATATTCAATCACCATACCTTGCCACCTTTATACATAGTCAATTTTATAAGATTTGTCGGCTACACATATTTTCTTACCTTTAATAATAATACCGCCGATTTGTGATTCGATGACACCTCCATCCACAGACTCGATGCTCCCTCCATCCACAGACTCGATGCTCCCTCCACGCACAGACTCGATGCTCCCTCCATACACAGACTTGATGACACCTCCATCCACAGACTCGATGCTCCCTCCATACACAGACTCGATGCTCCCTCCACGCACAGACTTGATGCTCCCTCCA